TGCCTCCCGGCATCCTCTGACTATCTTCTAGTTGGTATGGAGGTTCGCATGTCTGACTTTCTTGACTACGACGTTAATTCGTCGGGTGTCGCAATGACTCGCGTCTTTCGAGTTGGTGCCCCTAACCAAGTTTCGGGTGTCCCCTCTTCGGGCGTTAGTTACAGCTACGGTAACGATACCTTCTTAGGTGTTAATACCCAAACTGGCGTGAACACTCAGGGATTTATCTCTGACGGTTTGCCTTGTGCCGGCCTTATCGGTTTACCCGATCTGCCGCAAGAAAGACCTATCTCCGTAGACGGTCGCACTTCTGCGCCCGCCAAGATACCATACAATGGAGCACAGGATTATCTGCGATACGGTAACATCCTTGCCTCTTTTAGGCTTGGGGACGACCTGGAGGCCTCTGGCCTCACATCTTTGGAAAAGATGATATCGCATCAACGCTACGTCGGGAAGCTTAGAGACGGGTGGAATCAGAACTACGATTATTATCGTGCTCTGCCCACACCTCGAGACGTCTCCTGTTTATCAGGATCGTTTCCTATTGGATTTCAGCAATCCAGCTTTCCCGCGAACGTTCCGGTTCGGCTGCAGCCCTTGACCTTCGGAGGAGACGGTTTCTTAACCTTCTCCGTTCTTTCCGGGGTCGTTACAGGTGGTCGTCACATAGGCTACGATTTTGCTCTCTTCTTTGAAGAGGCTTTCAAAGCTTTTGCGACGCTCGGGACCATGTCCCGGGTAGGTTCATCCTCTTGGACCTTCTCCTACACGTACCTGTCCCACTCCGTCGTTTCTACGACGAATTGGCGGCTTTTACAAGGGTCGTATCTGTACAAGATGAGAGTTGCACCCCCGCTTGTCCCTTGGCAGGTTTCTGAGACGGTTTTTCACGTCCGCATAAACCTCCTCGTGGACTTTGTTCCCTTATACGGCAGCAATGCCGTGTTCGGGGGAGCGAGAGCTCTCACTCCTGGGTGCGTCAGACTGCTTGATAGCAGCGAGACAACGTTAGTCAGTCACACAAGCACATATGGTGCCACTGTGGGACCGATTACCCCTTGGAGGTGGAATTGGGTTTCTTCCGCCCCAGTTTCAGTCTTTTCCGGTATCCAGCAGTACTCTGTTCCGCCGGACGCCACTCGCTTCCATGCCTATAAAAGACATGGGACCGGTGACATCGGTTTCGTGCACCACCGTCAGGTGGCCACACTAAGAAACCTGCTTCCGTCGGTTCGACCTGCTTCCTTCTATTCGGCATCAGCTGCGCTCAATAGTGATATTGACGCTCTCAAGGCTAATCACCTAGAGACTTTATCAGAGCTTGATTCCTTACTGAAGGTGCTCCCTGACCTCCGTGGGGCTGGCCGTGCCATGGCAAAAATAGCCAAGCGCGACCCTTCTGGCCTTAAAGATCTCGTAGACTTCGCGACTAGCGAATATCTTCGTTTTCGATTCGGCACTTCCCCCACTGCCGCTAACATAGCGGAGGCCTCTACTGCGGATTTACTAAAGTCCGTACGGAGACTCGGTCAGATGCGCACAGCCGTTGCTTATGGGAGGTTTAACTACACCTTCCTAGACTCAGAGAATCCCTTCTCTGACGGCGTGTGCACATTAGAGGTAGTTTCGAAAATCAAGTTTAGTCTTGATCTTTCTTCCGTCATCGGGACCCTCTTGGCAACAAAGAGTTTGGGCTTACTGCCCTCATTCTCGAGCCTCTGGGAACTCGTCCCCTTTTCTTTCGTGGCTGATTGGTTCACTGGCCTTGGTTCCCGCCTAAAACAGGTGGATAACCAGGTCCTGTGGCTTGCCGTCCATTTTCATTGGGCGCTACATAGCTATAAGCTAGTATATAAGCCTTCAGCCGCAAATCTCCTGTCTTACGGTCTCTCGACCGATTCGACCGGAAAGCCCTTTAAAGTAGAGGCTTACTATAGGGAACTAACTCGTTTCCCTCCTATACTTAGAGATAGCAAGTTTGATTTCCTTGCTCCCTCTGGGAAAGTCGATCCAGCAACTGTTGGGTCGCTAATCTGGCAGGTTTTAACCTAGCCATCCGACCTTCGTCCTGTTTAGGATGAACAAGTGATGTCGAAAGGACACACATCTTATGACTACCACGGTTACCTTGGCAAATATGCCAAGCGTGGCAACCGATGTTGCCGTATGCTTTTTGGACCAAACAAAGTTGGTCCAGCGTAGCATTGAAACAGACGCCAAAAGCGGTTTGATCCGCGTGGTTTATGTTTACAATGACGGGGACCCGACACTTGAAACGACCGTGTCGCTGCAGACTTCTGTCGACAGCGCTGGCCGTGTTCGCTCTTCGATACTTTTGAAGAGTTGGCAGACGGTTGTCATTGACACCGCCGACCCTGTTGTCGAGCCCATCGAAGTTCAGCTGGCTTGGATCCTTCCAGGCCCTTCGCTGGATTCTACGCAAATGCTTCGTATGATTGGTACCGCGTATGCTCTCGCCTTCAACGGCGTGACTACAAAGGTGCCTAATACTGGCATTTTTAGCTCCATCAACCGCAAGCTACTAGAGCAAGCGTACTAATAGTTGATGGCTTTTAGAGGAGGAACCTTACTCCTCGATCAAGGTCGTATTGCCATCTCTGGCGACGACCTCGTCTTTCCTTGTGAACACAACTATGGAGACAATGTAAGCTTTATCAAGCTTTTCATTCTATCCTATGTTAAGTTCCTAGAAGATAGTCCTCTCGAACGTTCTGGTAGCAAGAAGCCTATGCGGACTTATTACAAGTTCCTCAATCGGCTTACTTCGACTCATGTCGCAGATACTATCAAAACGTTTTCCTCATACGCCAATGAGCTGCTCCAATCGGAGTACTCTCACGGCGCTGATTCCACAACTGGAATCTATCACGAGTTCTTCCGTGATACTCCTATTTACTTCGAGTATCACCGGTGGTACGTGACGAGGGACCCCGATCTCCTACGTTACATTCTTAGCTTTCTCCTTTTTGGGAAGAAGCTTGAGTTTGTTTCGCCGGATTTCGACACCACCGCATTTCGCGGTTGGCTTGAGGTCGAAGAGCGCTTGCATGACTTGGCCTTTCATTCTGATGACGTCGACATAATAACCGATATCATCAGAGGCCTCCTCGGACCACTGACCGTCGACAAGATTCTGCCCAGGTTTGGGCCGGGTCGCGTTGCGGAACGAGGTGTAGGGGATGTGTACGACAAGCTTAGCAGCCTTGACGTACATAGTAGAGTAAGTCATGCCTTCACGTCAGTTTTTGTTAAAGACGTGGAGATGGACCCCAACAAGGTCCTGAATTCTAGAACTGGCGGTCTAGATGTGTCTCGGCTTAAGTTTGTCCCAAAGGACATTACTAAAAGCCGCTCCATATGTATGGAACCTAATGGTTACATGTACTTCCAACAGGAGGTACTACGCTATATGCGTAACAGCATGGAGTGTAGTCTGATATCCCAATTCGTTGATATGTCAGACCAGTCGCCGAACCAATTGGCGGCAATACATGGATCTACCTACGGTTCGTGTGACACTCTAGATTTGTCAAGTGCATCTGACTCTGTTCACGTGGATCTCGTTAGGAAATGTTTTCCGCGAGACTGGTGGTACTTTATGCTGGCCACTCGGACCTCCAAAGTGGAGCTACCGGATGGCAGCGTTCGGCCCATCAAGAAGTTTGCACCTATGGGGTCAGCAGTATGCTTTCCCACACAGTGTATTATCTTCTCCGCGATTGTGCTATATGCATATATGATGCATCAGCAAGGACATGCCGTAGGCGATGCCCCTAGTCAGGGTGTCAGGTCTCTTGCCAGGGACGTTTCTTCCTTTGTGAAGCGTTCCATCCACGGCTCATGGACCTCCGATACGCCCTTCACCGGGCGTTTTGAGAAGCTTGCGGTTTTCGGTGACGACATTATCTGTGACTCTAAAGCCACTAGACATGTCATTTCGATACTTCAGCGTCTCGGCTTTCTGGTGAATGAGAACAAATCATTTATCGGTACGCAGTCATTCCGTGAATCTTGCGGGGTGTATGCTTACGAAGGTCAAGATGTTACGCCTGTACAGTTCCGTCTTCCTTACCATAAGGTGGGGAAGTGGGATGCTCAGGTCTATAGCTCCTTTATCGGGGCTATTAACAAGTTTGGCGACCACGGTTATAACCGGGTATCGTCATTCTGGTTGTCCATCTTACGGGATCATCCCTCTATAGGGAGAATCCCGTTCGTGGAAGATCGTACGCGATTTGGAATATATACCGTTAAAAAACACGGAATACCAGACCGCTTCAAGCGCTTTGATCCTCACATACAAGTGTGGTTCGAGGTTGTGCAGGGGATTGGACCAAGGAGGGTCAAGAAGAAGACCCCCGATAACTTAGACAGTTATCGTTTGGACCAATGGTATCGTTCAAGGATCAGCGAGGATGCTGTCCTTCCATTCGGGAGGAGCTTGCTGATTCGGCCTCAAGAAACGAGGCTCCAGGCGGTTTGGTCGCGCCTGGAATAGCAAACTAAATGCTGG